CGTAATATTAAAGTTGTTAAGTATCCTAGCATCAAAACTTACTCCATTATGCATTATAAAATTATCAATATTTTTAGAAAAGTCTGGGAACTTTGTATAACATTCCTCCTCAACAAAAGAAAATACTTTATTTGTTTGTATATCTTTAGCAACAATACAGTGGATTGTCTTTGCATCCTCAACTAACCCATCTGTTTCTATGTCAACTATGCACCTCATTTGATTTATCCTTTAGTATTTCTTTAGTTAACGAAAGATCTTCTAGATCTTTAAAGGGAGCAAGCGTAAGCTTGTCCAGTCTTCCTACCCTACCATAGATATGGTAAGGTTTCTTTCCTTTTTTATAGCCCAATGATTTTACCTTATCATTAACAAGATGTAATAGTTCTACTCTATTAACAACCAACCATGTCAAAGGTCTTTCAAAGGCAATGTAATCTGCTTCACCAACCAACCACCCTTTCCTACCTATAGGATTTTTAGATTCTATCCAAGCAAGTTTATCTTGTGTAGTTGAATCGTAAGCATTAAATCTTTTGATTCCTTTTACATCAAACTTAAACCTTCCTTCTAGACCACACTCAGGGGGAAGTCTACCCTCGACATCCCAATGATCGTGGATATCCTCTTTGGTTGAGGACCAGATAACATCTGTTAATACTTTAGCAAAGTCTTTTTCTTTTTGTCTACCTTCTTTATAATTTTTAACAACTAAAGCTTTTGTTTCTGCGCTGTATCTTACCTTACTCATACATCATCACTCCTCTATACTAAATGGAGTCTCTTCTTCTCCATCAACCTCAAAGGGGTTAGCAACTTCAGACATCCTACCAGTTTCTCTATTGTAATTCAAGTAGGTTGCGATGCCTGTATCACCTGTATATCTATTCTTTAGGATACGCACAGACGATGTGTTGGCAAGCCTCTCATCTTCCTCTTGTTGATTGCGCTCCATTGCAATGACAGCATCTGATAAATGAGCTATGCTTTGTGATCCTCTAAGGTGGGATAGAGATACCTCTCTACCATCCTCGTGACCACGATCACCACTGGCTCTTCGTAGATGGGACACAAGCATCAAGCCTACCTGTGTCTCTTCCACAAGTGAGCGCAGCTTGGTCATTAGTAAGTCAATACTTTTTCTTTCATCACCCATATCTTCTTGACCAGATACGAGGATAGATAAATGATCTAGGAATATCCACTTACAGTTCAATGCCTTTGCCATGAACCTAACCCTATTCAATATCTCATCGTTACCTATCGAACCAAAGTGATCGAAGGCAAAGAACCTGCCTGTCCCAATGGTGCTTTCTTCCCATACCTCTAGCTGGTCACGAGAAAATGTATCCCTTACTTCCTTAATATATAGTCGTGCATTTGCTTCGACAGACATGATGTTAAACGCTGTGTTACGCACAGATTCTTCCAAAGCTAACACACCTATGTTATCTTCTGTATGGGTCATGATGTGGTGCATCAACTCTCGCATCACACTTGACTTACCCATACCTGCACCTGAAGTCCAGCAAACTAACTCGCCTGTCCTGATACCATATAACTTCTCGTTCATACCTACCCAAGGATAGGCTACTGACTCACAGAAATTATCTGTGTAAAGATCCTCACCTAAATCTTTGAGGTTCTTAATACCTGCTGGTGTATACTCTTCTGCACCCCACCACTTACTGACAAATGCTTGAGCCTGACCAGCCATAAGATATTCATTAGCATCTTTATAATCAAGACTAACAATCTTACATTTGTGTGGTTCAAACAGCATGGCAACTTTGTCTGCTGCTTTCCTACCTGCTGCGTCATTATCAAAACATAATACAACATGATCGAATGAGTTTAAATATTCCAATTCATTCTGACAATCTTTATGTGCTGATGCTGCGCCATGTCTTACAGATACGACAGGCCACTTCTCACCAAACATCTGATAGATGGAGAGGCAATCTAATTCTCCCTCTGATACTGTAATAAACTTTCCCTTGGCAGGGAAGAGGTGTTGTCCAAACAACGTAGCTTTAGAGGTGCTTCCCTCTACAAAAAACTTTTTACTAGGAACGTCCCTAATCTTATTAGCAACGTGGTTCTTATCTTGATCGTAGTATGGGTATATATGTTTCTTACCTGTGTCAGTCGTGGTCACTCCATACTTCTGACACACTTCTTTCTTGACTGCCCTTCCTGTAAGGACACCATACGATCCTTCTGTAAAGACATTATTAATTACTCCCTGAATGGGAGACTTAACTATGTTAGCCTGTGACATATTAGTTCCTTCTGCTGGTATAAAATTCTCACATGAAAAACAGTATTGATTTCCATCTTCATATAACGAATTAGCATCACTTGATCCACAGTTATCGCAGTTCAAATGTTTAACAAACTTAGCCTTAGTGTCATACATACTTCTATCCTTCTAATATAATTACTATCAGTAAGTATCGTAAGATACTCTACTTACTGTTAGTAATTAAGTGTTCACTAAAAGTAATATTAAGATAGTCATAAGAGTAACAACCAATAGCCATAACACATTATGCCAAGGGCATAACAAATTATAGATGATTGGTAACATAAAATCTTTAATTCTTTTTGATAGTGTACGTGACTTGAGCATCATCTATCCCAAGGGATCTTGTTAATCCCTTTCGATTATTTATTTCTTCTTGTAATTGTTTCTTATTAGAAGAAGACATAACCTTTGTTACGCTACCCTTATAATGGTGAAGTAATGTATACTTCATTCATTCTTCCTTTTCTGAGGCTTAAACTTTTTCTCTGTCATAAATTCTTCTACCTCCTGTGAGGCATACTTCCTAGCCTCCTTAGAGTTATAACCTTCTCGCTGGTATTCTGATACCAGTTTCTTAAATGTTTTCTTCTGATCTTTTTTACGATCTGAACTAGACATTACTTTTCCTTATAGAAAATATGCTTTCCTATTTGAAAGGCTTTCTGTTTATGTAAAGCCCAACTAGGCTGAACATATGTAGCATGATAGTATACTACTTCTTCCATATTGTCTACGACAACACCCATAAGAACTAACCTTGCTGCTTCTTGGGCTGTATAGAAACCATCAGGATTATTCATAGTCTCTGACTTTCCATCGCAGTAATAACTAAAGGCGCATTGGTTTCTTACAGGATTACCCTTCCAATACTTACCAGCATGAACCACACTACAGATATCGTTAGGGTAGTCTGGTGACTGCACTCTTCGCATCACTACCACACCTACAGCAACCTGTCCTAAGAATGGTTCACCCCTTGCTTCAAAATAAATAGTTTCAACTAGACATTGCTCTTGTTCTGAAAGTGAATCCTCTTCATAGTCTATGTAGTAATCGTCTGAGTCATACTCTACAAGAGAGTTATCGTGTGATGACTGCGCTTGTTGTGAAATTCCAAATGCAATTACAGTAGCAGCCAGCATTAGGAATATTAAAAAGTAAAATGTTTTCATCATTTGTTTAATTTATCAACTGAAAATAATTCTAGTTGATCCTCCATTCCCTTCATTGTGTCTTTCAGATATTCAATTTGAGAGGTGAGTTGTTTAACTCTTTTATAACAAGAGTATAGTTCTCTTGTTAGCTCTTGATTATCATGCTTTAATGCATCTATCTCGCTTTTTAAATTGGAGCCCATGTTACCCTCTCATCCTGTGGTCCATAGTTTTTTACTATGTAATCATAGGCATAGTCTCTAGCTGGTGAACCATAAAGGTCTAATACACTTCTAAGTATGTCCTCCATAACCCATCCCTTGAGGGATGATTCCTTGCCCTCCTGCATTAAGTCTTTAATAAACTGTTCAAGTCCTTTGGAGCTAATTGATTGTGACATTGTGATCGAGTCCTTCCTCGTTTATGTAAGTCGTTATCATACTGTCTTCGATGTTGGATAGTAAATCCATTAGCATATTCTTTTCTAGTCTTTGAGCTAGAAAGTTCTCATCTACCTCATGCCAGCGAGAACCATCCCAACAGATATAGATAGCATCTATTTCTGTAGTCCATGTTCTACCTAAGTCATTAGTGTTCACTGATCCATGAGCTTCCAATTCAAAGTGAAGACCTTCTGAATCATCGTCTATGTTAAAGCATACTATGGGCATCTTTAACTCCCTCTGTTTCTCCACACCAATTGCATGGCTCATCCTTAGCCACACCCAGCGTTGTCTGTTCTACATAACAGTGGTGTTCCCAAAACTCTTGGCTCTGATCTTCTTCATAGTCTTGACTTTCCCATAGCTGCATGTAGGCATACCATTCTTCTAACTCATTTAGAAAAACATTTATCTCTTGTATAGGTATCTCTTTTACATCCTCTACATTATTAACAGACAGGATGTATTCATTCATGAGTGGGTCTATTTCACTATGATCTTTGTAGTTATACTTCATCACCCATCTCCTCTAGTCTATTCCAAGCTAACCAAAAAGCTTCTACCCCTTCAAACCCTTCCTCAAGGAACTGTTCATACAGGTTCTCTAGTAGCGTGTCATTCTCTAGGTTCGACATCGTTTATTTCCTCACGTTCTCTACAAAAAGTTTTATTATTTTCTTTCTTTTTATCCTTCATAGTAACAGGTTTTGTCACCCTGTTCAAGGCTTTTGCGACAGGATTGGATTTAGTTTTCATACTTCACCTCTTCAATTCTATCAACATACCACTCTCCACTTTGTTCAAGTGGAACCCATACTATCTCTTCTTCGTCTTCACCTACAATATTCCAAGCCTCGTCTTCATCCTTAGCTTCTATATATGCTTCAAATACTGTAGTCATAGTTGCTAATACTCTATATTTTCTCATCGCTTTCTTCCTTCTCACATATACAGATGGTATGACCCATCGAGTTTAGTAGGGCTTCCATCACACCTACAGTGGGATTTCTTTTTCTTGTTTCTATATAACTTATATGACACTGACCTACCCCTGACCTATAGGATAACTCTTCTTGTGTTATATTCTTTTCTCTCCTGATTGTTACCAACAACTTAGCCCACTTATCAAAGATACTATCTATCTTAACCTGTTCCATTAGTATAAGCCAGCCTCTAGCCTAGCTACCTCTGACATTTTATCTTGTGTCCAAGGTGGTTCAAAGGTAACAACAACATCACACCCTACGATACCTTCCACTCTCATGACTGCCTCTTGCACCCAGATAGGTATTGTCTGAGCCTCTGGACACCACGCAGATGTCAGCGTCATGGTTACAAAGCAGTTCTTCCCCTGTGTATCAGCGTCTTGTAAATCTATATCATAGATAAGACCAAGCTCGTATACATCCACAGGAATCTCAGGATCAAAGACTGTTTTTAGTTGTTGTATAATTTTATCTTTTAACATTTGCTTATCTCCAAGGTGGCGCTCTCGCTAGGATTTGAACCCAGAACCTACAGCTTAGAAGGCTGTCGCTCTATCCATTGAGCTACGAGAGCTACACCTCTTGTGTTAGGCTGCTATACGTTGTGTGACTAGCCTATCCCATGTATTAGTGTTCATCCACTTGGCAACCTTTTCTTGCCTTGATAGGATTCTTGATGGGATAGTATCCTCATTTCCTTTTTGCATCCTAAACTCAGGTGAGTTGTGGCTGGAGTAATGAGTTAGCGCAGACATCACAGAGAATAAGTTATGTCCTCTCACTGGAACCTCATCATAAATATATCTTTGATATAATTTCCAAGCCAGAGTTCTGTCTATCCCTAAGTCTTTTGCATCGCCTCTGGTATGGACGTTCATACCTTCCCAAGGTTCTTTTTTATCTAGCTCAAAGAATAATTTCCACACATCTCTAGGAAAGATACTGGTCTTCGCCATATTATAATAGGTATCGCTTTCTTCCTTCCACGAGGCAAGAGCATTTTCAAATGTCTCAGTGAAATCATTCACTTTGAATGTTCCTCTATGTGACTGCTTCATCACATGGTATTGCCCTGTAATCATCCCATTCTCACAGAATGTATCTATATTTCCAACGTAAAGAATTACTTTGCTTGATGCATCAAAGGTATTCTTCACGATAACTCTCAACTTTAGTTGAGTTTCATGTTTGTTGGTTGTTTCAATGTCTGTCGATACATCTGGGAAGTCATAGTATACATGGGTGACAGCCCCATTTTTAGATAGGGTTGCCTTAGTTTTGCAACTATGCTCATCACCTATGAACATGCCAACGCCAAACGATTTCACCATCTGTTCATGGATAGGAACAGCCCAATCTTTATTTTCTATGACTGTATAAGTGTTGTTCACAACACTCAGGTAGCTATTCTCTGGTTGTTTAACCAGCATCTTCTTATCATTCGCCCAGATCATTTGATCTTTCCAGTCTGGGGTGCAGATAGCACGAGAAGATACTCCAAACATTGCTGGTTCTACTCCCTCAAAAGATTTGAGGAAAGCATATGGGACTTGTCTGTTACTAGCGATCATCTCCTGATCCTCCAATTTTGTTACGATTTAATCTGTCGTGCAATTTGCCTATGTTGATGTCAGCTACGTGACTCAAGGCAAAACCCAGATCATGTGCAATAGCACTCACATACCACAGCACATCACCTAATTCTTTTATCAAAGCATATCTTTCTTCAGGGTCTAGGCTATCAACTGCGTTGCCTTCAAACTCTCTGTCTCTTATAATTTTCTTAACTTTGTTAGCTATCTCACCAGCTTCACCAGCAAGTCCTAACGCAGTATAAAGAAGCTTATCTTTATCCTTGTATATGGCAGTCTCTGCTGCCCTATATTGATAGTCGTCAAAGTTCATCTTCGATCTCCTCTCTAGTTTCTGGGGCTTCCTCCCTAACGTATAGTTGGAGGTAAGCATCAGGCGAAGCCTCTGCTTGTTTCAGTAGTTGCATAATACCTTGCATGGTTTTCAGTTCTGCTTCCATAATCTTATTCCTTTATCTCAGTGTAGTAACTACACTACCCTCTGTTTCAATCCACACTTTAGCACCACAGGATAAGGGCTTGTCTGGGCTGTAAACAATTTTACATCGACCATTTATTTCAACCTCATGCCCATAGGTATTATCCTTGTAGGTTTTGACTGTCAACACAGGTTTGTTAGCTCCTGTCTTGGCGTTGTGCTTGATGTTGTGTTGGTTAACGTGAATACGTTTAATCATTTCAGCCCTGCTTCCATTGGTTGCTCCTAAAGATTAATTAAGACTGTGTAGTATCGTAAGATACTTTACTACACAGCCTTAATTATTTCAAGTGTTAAGTAGCCTTGAGATAGGATGGCTCTCCCTCTGGGAGAAAAGCCACGTTCTTAACTACCTTGTAGTTACCTGTAGCAAACTTAATACGAATGGGGCGCTCGTCTTTTACTTTCTCTTCGTATTTATCCTTAACGAGTTCGACCCAACGATTACCTTTGGTAAGATATTCCCATGATTTAGACATAGTGTATTCCTTTCTGTTAAATTTCTTGGCTTTGAGTTACAAACCTAAAGCCTTCTGCTTTCATCACACTCTTCATATGATCTGTGAATGTCTCAGTCTTACAAAGACTGCAATAAAATTCTCCTAGTTCATCAACAGGGTAATGGTCTACTCGACCATAGTTAGACTGTTCACGCACTGTTATCCACTTCATTATCTGCGTCATGTTTTAACCTTTCTTTCCATACGATTTAACTTTCTCAACGATTACAGATACCCCATTGTTTGGGGTATAACATAGCATACAGTTCTTACACTTTTGACCTGTGCAATTCTGTCTCTCAATATCTTGTTCCTCTGGAACATTATTGAAAGTCCTGTCGAAGTATTCAGGCAAGCCATCTAATATAGTTCCAATATTAGGATTGGAATAGATCAGTATTAGGTTGTCTGGCTTGTCGTGTTCTCTGAAGTATTTCTTGATGATATCCTTTCTTTTAGTCCACAATGCAAAGATACAGTGTGGATTACTTCTAGCTATTACTACGTAGTTAGCTAGATGTTGTTGATTTATTAGCTCACCATGAGCATGGATACGAATGAACGCCTCTAATACCTTTGGTATTTCCTCCTCCTCTAGGGGTCTAGAGGAGAGTAGATCAGAGTTACGTTGCAATGCAGGTGCCATATTCTTGCGATATGTATTCAACATCGAGTGGCTGTAGCAAACGCTACAGATCGTTGTTTTCTTTGCACTATTCATTTTTATACAAAATGGATTAGTGCTGGTGTTAGTGTTAATTGCTTTGAAGCTCTCTAGCTTCCCTGTCATTGTCGAGATATGAACTTTGTTCATCGCCTAGCTCCTTTATCATGTTAAAAAATTCTACCACTTCTTCAGGTGTTTGCCATCCTTGCACAGTATCATGCCCAAAGTCAAACCATTCTCCATGCTTGTTCCAAGCTGCTACTTCAGCAGTCGCATTATTCTTATCACTATATGCGCCATCATGCCACTGGACTGAGACAGTCCAACCATTCTGGAACGTCATGCTAAAACCACGACCATTTTTAAACATATCATGTTTCCTTTCAAAAGCTGGCGATTGGTTGGGGGTAGGGCTTACAGCCCCTTTCAATGACAGGGAAGGGTCACAAAAGATCCAGAACGCCATCCCCAACCAATCTTAATTATCTCTCTCTGCTTTCACAGAAAGCTAAGTAGAGAGATATAATTACTTTTTACAATTCTT